GCGGTGTACTTCAAAAACCTGCGCTACTGGCTGGCCATGAGCTTTTGCCAGCCTGTCTATGAGACTTGGCTGGCTGAGGCGGTAATGCTGGGGCGCGTGGAGGCGCCTGGTTTCTTTGCTGATCCGTTGCTGCGCTGGGCCTATACGCGTGCCGCGTGGTTGGGTGACAGCATGGGCAGCATCAATCCAAAAGAAGAGGTGCAGGCCTTTGTGAGCGCGGTTGATGCACGCCTGATGACGCGTGAGCGTGCGGAGTGGGAGCTGTTTGGTACTGATTGGAACGAAAGTTTTGATCAAAAGGCGGCGGAACAAATTCGTTTGCGTGATGCAGGGATGTTGCCAGTGCCAAAGGCTGGTGCGGCGGCGCCTGTAGAGGAAGCGCCAGTGAAAGAGGAAACACCATGACATTGCTTGAATTGCTGTCTGGTCCGTGGGCTATTGCGCCTGACAAGCTGCTGGAGTTGCAGGCCATCTACGCCACGCACATGCGTGGCGAAAAGATCGATGTGGCCGCCATTGAAGCGCGCTTGGGCCGTCCGCTGGCGAATGAGCAGCAGCGCTATGAGGTGGAGCACAGTGGCATTGCTGTGCTGCGGCTCAATGGCGTCATGGCGCCCAAGGCCAATTTGTTCAGTGAGGTGTCTGGCGGGATCAGCACCCAAAAGGCCGCCATTCAGATTGAAAGCGCGCGGCTGGATGGCCGTGTGCGCGGTTTGGTGCTGGCTATGGATACGCCTGGTGGGAATGTTTTGGGCACTCCAGAGTTTGCGGATGTGATCGCGGAGTTTGCCAAGGCTAAGCCCCTGGTGGTTTGGAGTGATGGGCAGCTGGCCAGCGCCGGCTACTGGGCGGCCAGTGCAGCCAATGCCATCTATGTCAGCTCAAATGTTGTGCAAGTTGGTTCGATTGGTGTGGTGCACAACCGCAGCTACAACCCTAATAGCCCAGTCGTGGAGGAAAACATCACGGCAGGCCGCTACAAGCGGCTGGTCAACAGTCGTGAGCCCTATAGCGAAGAGGCGCGTGCCGTGGTGCAAGCTGATGTTGACTATGTCTACAGCCTTTTTGTGGACACGGTGGCTGGCCATCGCGGGGTTACCAGTGAGCAAGTTTTGGAGCACATGGCCGATGGCCGTGTGTTCCGTGGCCAGCAGGCGATCGATGCAGGCTTGGTGGACGGTGTTGCCACCTTGGATGACTTGATCGACCAGATGGCTGCCAAGCCCGAGTCCTTCAGCTACGAAAACCGCCGCAAGGCGGTTTTTGCATCTGTGGGCTCGGAATCCGAGTCTGTCGCGGCCGGTGCGCCCGAAGACACAACCGCAAGTGAAAAACAGGAGTCCGATATGGGCGATCCAATCACGCGTGAGTCCTTCGAGCGGGACCATGCTGCGCTGTTTGCGCAAATTCGCAACGAAGGCTTGGCTGCAGGTGCAGATGCTGAGCGCGCCCGCATTCAGGCGGTTTTGGCGGTAGGCGATGGGCTGCCTGGTCACGCAGCTGTGCTTCAGGCAATGGCCTTCGATGGCAAGTCCACCGAGGCGGATGCCACCAAGGCTGTGCTCAATGCTGAAAAGCAGGCACGTGCTTCGGCGGCCAAGGCTCATGCAGACGATGCGCCCGATGCCGCGGCGCCCTCGGTGGCGCCCAACGATGGCGCGGCGGATGCGTCCACTTTGGCTGACCAAGCCAAGGCGCTGGCCAAGGAAAAGGGCATTGACTTGGTCGCGGCCTTCCAGCAGCTGGGTGTGCGCTAAGTCGCAGGCCTTCTTGTAACAACCAATCAATAGGTACAGGTGAACGTATGAACGTCGCAATTTTGACCTTGACCGTGGTGGCTGCTGGCGCTTTGTCGGCCTGCCGTTTTGTTGCCAATAGCGGTGCATACCCGACAGACGGTGATCTGGCAATTGGTGTCACGCGCACCGGTGCAGGTGGTGTCGGTGACTTGGTGCCCGTGGATGCGCTGGGTACTTCCATGGTTGAAGCAGGTGGTGCCATTGGCGATGGCAAGCCTGTAACGGCTGATGCAGCGGGTCGCGCTGTGGAGGCTGGTGAGGGTGATCTGGTCTATGGCCGGGCCTTGCAGGCTGCTGCAGGTGAGGGTGCTGAGATCGAGGTGCTGTTGATCGTCTGCAATGGTGTGCCTATTCCTGCAGCTCCTGTGCAGGGCGGCTGAACGCAGGTTGGCCTAACAGCGTAACGGATTCGTTCTTTAACCAAATTTTCTGAAAGAGGTTTGCCCATGTCGCAAATGTCTGGTGCCCAGGCCCGTGTGGTCGATCCCATTTTGACCACCGTTGCTCGTGGTTATCTCAGTCCCAAGTCCCCCTTGGCCAATGTGCTGTTTCCCGTGGTGAGTGTGGGTTCGCGTGCGGGCCACATCATCAGCTTTGGCCCTGATGATTTCCGCGTGGTGAATACCGCGCGTGCACCCGGTGCGGACATCAAGCGCGTGCAGTTTGGTTACGCGGGTGATAAGTACAGCTTGGTCGATCACGACCTTGAAGGTGTGTCGCCCATCGAAATCGAAGAAGAAGCCGCGGTCGTGCCTGGCATTGCAATGGGCAGTGTCACAGTGAAGAAGGTGCTCAACATGATGGGCGTTGAGCGCGAGAATCAAGCCGCCAAGATCGCCACCAACGCGGCAAGCTACGACTCCACCAATAAGGCGACGCCTACAGGCTCTGACAAGTGGGATCATGCTGACAGCAACCCTGCCAAGCAGGTGGAAGATGCCAAAGAGGTGGTGCGCTCGCAGATTGGTGCCTATCCCAACGTGCTGGCGCTCTCGCCCAAGGCATACACGGCCCTGCGCAACCATCCCAAACTGCTGGATCGCATCAGCACCTCCACCGACCGCACGCCGCTGAATGCCCAGCAGCTGGCCGCTTTGCTGGAGGTGGATCGTGTGGTTGTGGGTGATGGTGTCGCGTATGACGATGCCTCCAAGAAGTTTGTGGATCTGTGGGGCAAGGATGCGGTGCTGGCTTATACCCAGCCTGCCAGCTTGGCTGAGATGGGCTCTCCCTGCTTTGGATACACCTACCAGCTCGGTGAAGGTGTGACGGTTGCTGAGCCTTACTTTGTGCGCGGCAAAAAGAGCTGGATTTACCCCGTCTCGGATGCTTACCAGCCTGTGCTGGCCGGCAAGAGCGCGGCTTTCCTGTTCAAGGGCGTGGTCTAAGGCGCACAGGCCATGATTGGTGGCGACGATCTGGATGTGTTCTTCGACGCCGAAGACTTTGCTACGCCTTGGCAGCGGCAGCGCCCTGGTGCTGGCGATGTGACGGTGCGCGGAATTCTTGGTGAAGAGTCTCAAGACGGCCTGCAGGGTCGCTTGGTGAGCACCAATCGAGAGTTGTTGCTGCCAACCACGGCCGATGTGCGTGCAGGCGATGTGCTGGTGCTGCAGGCTGATCTGCCGGCTTTAGGGCTTTTGCAGGGCAAACGCTTTCGCGTTGGAGGTCCTGTGGAGCGTTTGAGCGATGGTGCGCAGATGGTGGCCTTTTTGACCGATCCAGGGGGTGGGGCATGAGTGATGCGGAAGAGGTGCGGGCACCTGTTGCCACGCATGGTGTCCCATTTGTGGTGGGGGGGCGGGTGGAGGCGCTGCTGCAGGAGTTGCGTGCCTCCGTGCCTGATTGGTCTGCTGCACAGGTGCTCAACAACCCGCGCAGCGCCGTGGACTTCGGGAGCTGCGCTCTGCATTTTGGGGTAGAGGATCGCGGCGATGCTCCAACGGCCAGTGTCAATGGTGACAAGCCTGGGCAAACCCCCTATCGCACCTATGGCTTCAACCTGTGGGTGGTGGCGGCACCTGTGGGGATATCCGATTCGCGCAATGTGGCACACGCGGCATACGTGAAGGCTAAGCGCCTTTTGCGTGAGCGGCTGATGCGTGCTTTGCTGGCTGAGGGGGTGGAGGTGGTTAATGCGGGCTTGCGCGAAGGGGCTGTGCAGTACCACTTGGAAAACATGGATTTGCCGGGGGCGTTGGTGCTCGGGCAGTTCAGTCTGGACTATCGCGATCGGCAGCCCTAAAGGCGGCGGTCGCATTCGTTGAAACATTTAGGCCCGCCACTGTGCGGGCTTTTGCTTTGGAAGGAGCAAGCCATGTCTGGTCAAAACGCAGCACGTGCCATTTTGGGCGCTGGTCTGGTGTCGCTGGATTTGTGGGACACCGTCACGCAAAAGTACCTGGGCTTTGATGCACCGGTTGATGCTGACAAGTTCGAGATCAAGCCGAACTTTGAAGAAAAAACTTCTACCTCCAAGAGCCACTTGGACTATGGCCAAGCCCGCGCCAGCGTGGTGGTGCCTCAGCCAACAGAATTGACGATTGAAATTGCCGCCTCGACTGTGAAGGCGATGGCCATGCAGTTCCAGGGTGTGGTGCAGCAACTCACACAGGCTGAAGGTAATGCTGTGGACGAAGGTCACACCGGTGTGCAGTTGGGTCAAGAAATCCAGTTGGCCAAGGTCAATATCAAGGACCAGGGCTTGGTTGTCAAAAAAGACAATGTGCCGATTACCGAGGAAAACATCGAGGTGGTGAGCTATGCGCGCGGCATCATCAAGATCAAATCCGGCATCTCCAATGGTGACGACGTCACTGTTTCCTACGGCTACAGCGCCTTGGATGGTGCGCGCATCTTGGGTGGCCTGAATCCACAAATTCGCTGCCGCGCCCGCTTCGATGGAAAAAACATGGTGGATGGCTCCCCTCTGCTGGTTGATGTGCATGAAGCGGTGCTGGGTGCCAGCAACGGCTTTGACTTCTTGGCTAGCGACTTTGTCCCCATTGTGCTGACCGGCAAGATCGTGACGCCTGCGGGCAAGCAGTCTGGCTACGAAGTCCGTAAGTAAGCGGGCGCTTGTTCTTCGGTACATCCTCAGTTTTGAGCTGCACGCATGACTAGCCCAAAAATTCGCTACGACATTGAAGCCGCTATCAAAGGTGGTCAGGATGCGCAGGCGTTGGCTAAGACACTGCGCGAGCTTGGGGATGTGCTTGAAGGGGATTTGCAGCAAGGTGCGCAGGGTGCTGCGCAAGCCTTGGAAGCCTTGGGTGCCAAGCAGCGTGCGCTGGAGGCGTTCAAGGCGCTGGGCACTGAAACACGCACTCTGTCGGAAGATTTTCGCCAGGCCCAGGCGGGTGCCAAGCAGTTGGGCGATCAGTTGCAGCCTGTGTCTCAGGCTGCCAGAGTATTTGCTGCAGCTGAAAACGATGCAAAGGCGGCGCTAGAGGCATCGCGCGCTTCCATGGAATCCAAGCGTGCGGCCCTTAAAACTCTTCGAGATGAAACTGACGCAGCCGGTAGAAAAACGCAGGAATACAAGCTGGCGCAAGATGGTTTGAAGACGGCCATCGCGGCAGGAAAGTCTGAGCTGGAGCAGCGCAGGGAGTCGTTGCGATTGGCGAGCGCAGAGGCGCAAAAGGCGGCGCGTGCTGAAGCGGCGTTGCGTCAAGAGTATGGGCTGGCCGTCACATCGGTGCGCAATGCTGCCAAAGCCTTGGATGCCAAGCGTGCGGCACTGAGTGAAGCATCGGCGCAGATGAATCGATTGGGGGTGGCTACCTCCAATTTGGGGGTGCATGAGCGCAATCTGCAAAAAGCCGTGCAGCAGGTGCGCCAGGAGGTGGAGCGCATGGCGCCTGCCTATCAGCAGGCCGCCAACCAGGCCAGTGCGGCCACGCTCAAGCAGGCTGCTGCCACGCGCACTTTGCGCGATGGGGTGGGTGAGCTGGGTGCGCAGCTGCAGCGCATTCAGTCGATTGCCATGGTGGCACTGGGCGGTAGCTGGGCTGCTGGCAAAGCCAAGGAAGTGGCGGAGGTGGCAGACGCTTTCAAGAATCTGCAGGCGCGAGTGCAGCTGGCCACTGGTGAGGGGGCATTGTTTGCATCCTCGTGGGAGCGGGTAAGCCAGATTGCCCTTGATACAAACACTGCTTTGGATGGGACGGCAACCCTTTTTGCTCGAGTGGCGGAAGCAGGTAAGAGCGCAGGTCTGGGTGCGCAGGCTGCTGCTCAGCAATCCCTAGGGCTGGTGGAGACCATCAATCAGGCAGTGCAGTTGTCAGGTGCGAGTGCTCAGGCGTCAGATGCGGCCATCACGCAGCTGATCCAAGGCTTGCAGTCTGGGGTGTTGCGCGGCGAAGAGTTCAATTCTGTGATGGAACAGGCCCCGCGCTTGGCTAAAGCCATGGCTGACGGGCTTGGTGTGACAACTGGCGAGTTGCGCAAGCTAGCTGGAGAGGGTGCGCTGACCACGGATGTGGTGATCAAGGCGCTGCAGGGGCAGGCTGATGTGGTGGCCAAAGAGTTTGAGAAGCTGCCAGCCACTGTGGGGCGAGCTCTGCAAAACCTGTCTACCCAGTGGACGCTGTATGTGGGCAGTGCTGATGCGGGGCTGCTGAGCAGTGAAAACGCGGCCAAGGCCATCGACTATCTGGCGCAAAACCTGGACACCCTGGTCAACACAGTGCAGGTGGCTGGCAAGCTGTGGGCGGCTATGAGGATTGCGCAGTTGGCGGGCGACTTTGGTGCCTGGGCCAATAAGACGCTGACTGCCACGGCGGCAATGGAGGCCAACACGGTGGCCACTGCAGCCAATACGGCCGCGCAAAAGATCAATGCAGCTGCGGTGGGGGCGAGTGCGACTGCCTTGGGTGTGCAGGCGGCTGCTGCCAAAACATCGGCATTTATGCAGGGGGAGCTGGCCAAGAATGCGAGGAATGCGGCCATTTTTGCAGGGCAGGCTGCCAAAGCTCAGCAAGCCTCCAACGCAGTTTTGGCTGAAGGCGCATCAGTTGCTGGGCGTGCTGCTGGTGGGGTGGGTCTTTTGGGTGGGGCCATTCGTGGTGTCACGGCGCTGTTTGGTGGGCCTGTGGGGCTGGTTGCCACCGTTGTGCTATTCAATCAAGAGATCAAGAGTGGCATTCAAGGCGTGGTTGAGTGGGGTATGGGTTTTACGGAGGCCGGCCGCAAGCTCAAGGCATTTGAGGAAGAGCAGCGTAAATCAGCGGCTGCAGCACGCGCGCAGAAAGAGGCTGCGGATGAGGTTGCAGCTGCGGCGCAGCGTTTGGCTGCATCTCAAGAAAAGGCGCGCAACGCATCTTTTGGGATGACCAAGCAAGGGGAGGCTTTGATGGCCACCTTTGCGGGAATGATCAAGGACGGCAAGAGCGTTGATGAGGCGCTGGGGAAGATCGGTAAAGACTTTGATTTGTCGAGCCAGCCAGGCATCAAGAATGCAACGACGGTGCTGGACAGGCTTCTGGCTGATGGGCGTATTACTGCAGATCAATTTTCAGCTGCTTGGCAGGCCGCGTTGCAAAGCGTGGATCTGGGTGTGCTTGAGGTCAATGCGCGCACTGCATTGCGAGGGAGTGCGCGAGAGGCAGAACAGCTGGCTCAGGTGATGGATGCCGTGGTGCGGCAGGCTGTAGAGCGCACTGGGCTGGACTTTGACGTGCTTCAGGGGCGTATCGGTGCGAGCAGCCGCAGTGCGATCAATGATGTGGATGCGATCGCAGCTTCGTTTGGTCGTCTACAGGCGCAGGGTGTGGACGCGGGCCAAGCGCTGCAAGCCAGCTTGAGTAAGGCCATAAATGCGGCAGATAGTCAGCAGGCGATTGATGCTCTGATTGGTAAGGTCAGCGATCTGCGCAAAGTGTTGGGCAGCACCGTGGCTGATGGTCTGCTGGATCAGGCTGCCAAGCAGGCGCGTACTTTGCGGGTGGCTCTGGAAGACGCTACGCCTGGAATCCAGAGTGTTTCGGAGGCAATGCGTAGGTTGGGGGTCGACTCCGATAAATCTTTGCGGGACACGGCGGCAGAGGCGAAGAAAGCTTACGAGGAGATTGCCAGAAGTGGTACAGCGAGTCCTCGTGAAATAGCTAATGCCTTCGAGAAGGCGGCGGCTGATGCAATTAAAGCTGCTGATGGGGTCGCGCCTGCATGGGTAAAGACTGAAGCGGCAGTGCGCGGCTATGAAATTGCGCTGGACCGTGCCGGCAAAGCCGTGGTCAGCACCGAGCGCGCCACGGCGCGGGCTGCGGGGCGCATGGTCAGCGACTTTGACAAGGTGGGGCGGGCAGCCGATCGCGCGGGCCAGCGTATCCACAACATGCGCCGTGCTGCCGAGTCGCAGGATGGTGACGGGGCCAAGCCATTTGGTTCCCCCAACATTGCTGAGCGTGGCACCACCAACCCCATTCAGAACCTGGTGCCCGCCAACATTCAGACCGAGGCCGAGCTGGATGCCTGGTGGCAAGCGTGGCAGCGCCAGTACAAGGAGCAGAACCCCTTCGACGTCAAGAGCCGGGGGCAGCTGGGCAACTACCAGATGGCGGTGACCCGGTTTGCGATGGAGGGCGCCCGCAAGCAGATCCAGATGCAGCAGGCGGTGAAGGCGGCCGGGCAGCCCGCGCAGGCTGCGGCTGCGCCCATGCCGGAAGTCAGCACTGCCCAGCAGTTGGTGACCCAGGTGCACCGCCATGAAATCGCCGTGGGCGGGCGAGAGCTGGGCGCCATCCAGACGGATGCCGCGGGCAGCAGCGTGCTGCAGAGCCTATTAAGTGAGCTGGAGCTCTCAAAAACTTTGAGTGGTAGCTAACTTTATGAGTATTACTTTGACCCCGTTGGGCGGCACTGCAATAGCACTGCCGCCCGATTTGTTATGGGTGGACGAAATGCGCTGGTCCCCTTTGCTGCAAAGCAAAGAGCGCTCTATCACTGGGGCCTTGATTGTTGATGTTGTGCCAAAGGTGGCCGGGCGCCCGATTGAGCTGAGGGGTGGTCCTGACTGGGCATACATCGCGCGTGATGAGCTTAAAGCCCTGCGTGCTGTGGCTGCTGTGCCGGGGATGCATTGCGTCCTGTCTTGGAATGGGGAGGTGCATGCGGTCATTTTTGATCATGGTGACTCTGACACCTCTGCGGCCGTTACGGCTGAGCCGGTGGTGGATTTCAGTGACCCCCAGGACGCTGACTACTACCACAGCATGGTGGTGCGCTTGATCACCGTTTGAGAGACTGAAAGAGGAAGTTATGGCTATTGCAGACGGCGATATCAAGATCCTTGCATCCAAAGTGATGGACGATGTGCCCGAGGGCGGCGGCGGACCCACGGGTAAGGTGATTGCTTGGGGCAAAAGCAATCAGATCTTCGAAGATGTCACCGAGGTCGACCGTGCCAGTGGTGACGTCAGCATTCGCCAGACCTTCGGCGCTGTGCAGACGGGCAATACCGATGCACTCAGCGATGCCAACATCATCATCGACCAGCCTGCGACCGACCCCAACATCAGCGTCACCATCGCGGCTTGTGGGCACTTCGCCAAGCGCAGCGAGATCGCCACGGCCATCTCCAACTACCTGATTGCTGGCACGGAGTGGAACGGCATCCTGCTGGGCAACCACGTCCAGGGTCAGGGCAACATCCAGATCTTCCACCGACCCGGCACCTCGGCACCACCGATTGGACGCACCCTGGTGCTGGTGCTCAACGAAGGTTTGCCGACCGAAAAACGCCAGTTTGTGCGCATCATCCGCACGGATACCGTGGAGCGCACCTTCACCTACATGGCTGGTGGGAACCCGGTGGACTACCAGGCGCTGGTGACCACCTGCGAGATTGGCAGCCGCCTGGAGCATGCGTTTGTGGGCAGCGAGCCCAACCGGACGTTCACCCGCGATGCCAATGCCACGCGGCTGCGGGACACCACCGTGGCCGATGCCATGCAGTTCTATGGTGCCTCGCCCATGACCGCGGCCTACGCCTTGGGAGACCCTGCGCGCCAGGTCAAGGTGGCCAGCATCTACACCCAGCTGGTGCCCAGCAGCCGCACCGAGCGCGTCAACCTGGACCAGCGCCCGGCCGCCATGCGCAGCATCACCCTGGCCACGGGCCCGCGTGAGGTCACCGTGCCCATCACGCCGCACACCTACCGCTTCAAGGTGGGCCAGGAAAACCGCGGCTACAGCTGGACGACCATCCTGCGCCCGTTCCCCAGCCCAGGCACCTTGGTGATCAGTTTCATGGTGCTGGG